AAGTCATCCCTGCATTTAAAAGGGATAACTGGTTAGGACAACAGTGGAAGAACACGCACTTTTAGTATGAAGAATGATTTGTTTGCAATTCCAGTAAGAAAGTATCACATCGATGAGACTGAAACTTTTCTTACCTGGGCAAAATCTGAATACCTAGAAGAAAAATACCAGGCAGATGGTGCTTTTCAAAAGTGGATCAGTAGAATGCCTGCTACGTTCATGGATTATTACAGTGATGTCATTGAAGATTTTCTAAAAGATATTGGTGTATATAATACTCATTGTGGTGTCATTACCAACATCACATTAAGGGTATTAGAATCAGGTGACAGTTTTGATATGTGGAATACTCTACCCAGTCACTATACATTTACTCATTATGTTGACACTGATTCAAACAAACCAGATGATATCTATCATCACCCCGTAAGAAATATTGTTAGGGCATTTGATCCTCTAGTGGATATTCCAGAGTGGCAAAATGCTGGTGGTGTATATACTACTGCTGGAGACGTGGTTATCTATCCCTCGTATCTTGAGCAGAGCACCCCGAAAATGACAGGTCCTGGTACTAGGATCACTATTACATGCACATTTAATTTGGAGCCCTATAAGAATGATCAAGGTGGAGGCGCTGGTACTGAAGAATCTACTCCTGGATGAGGAGTATGTTCGTAAAGCTCTTCCATTTCTAAAGAGAGAGTATTTTCAGGACACCGAAAACAAAACCCTTTTTGATGTTGTAGACAAATTCTTCAAAGACTACAACACGATGCCTACAAAGGAGGCGTTGGCAATCGAAGTTGGGGAACTTGATAACATTTCTGATGATCAACATAAGCAACTGCTGAAGGTCATCAGTGAGATTGATGATGAGAAGTCTGATTTTCAGTGGATCATTGATACTACTGAAGAATGGTGTAAGGAACGTGCTATATACCTAGCACTCATGGAGAGTATCAAGATCGCAGATGGAAAGGACAGTGCTCAAGGCACTGGTGCTATCCCTTCGATCCTCTCTGAGGCGTTGTCTGTATCCTTTGACAACCATATTGGACACGACTACATCGAAGACTACGAGGAGCGATACGAATCCTACCACCGAGTGGAGGACAAAATTCCTTTCGACTTGGAACTCCTCAACAAAATTACAAAGGGTGGTCTTTCTAAGAAATCTCTCAACATTGCTCTTGCAGGTACTGGTGTGGGTAAGTCTTTGTTCATGTGTCATGTTGCCGCTGCTTGCTTACTACAAAACAAAAACGTTTTGTACATCACTTTGGAGATGGCAGAGGAAAAGATTGCAGAAAGGATCGACGCGAACCTATTGAATGTTCCCATTCAAGAACTTGTGCAACTTCCTAAGATGATGTTTGAAAACAAAGTTGAGAAGTTAGCTCACAAAACTACGGGTAAGCTTATAATTAAAGAGTATCCTACTGCTAGTGCACACAGTGGACACTTCCGTGCTCTCCTCAATGATCTCGCACTTAAGAAGTCTTTCAAACCTGATATTGTATTTGTGGATTATCTTAATATTTGTGCCTCGTCACGTTACAAGGGATCTGCCAATATTAATTCCTATACTCTTGTTAAGTCGATTGCAGAGGAACTTAGAGGATTGGCTGTCGAAGCCGAGGTCCCTATCGTATCTGCCACCCAGACCACTCGTTCTGGTTATGGTAGCTCTGACGTTGACATTACTGATACTTCTGAGTCCTTTGGTCTCCCTGCTACTGCTGATCTTATGCTTGCCCTTATTAGCACGGAAGAGTTGGAACAGATGGGACAGATTATGGTGAAGCAGTTGAAGAACAGGTATGGTGATCCTACTGTCAATAAGCGTTTTGTTGTAGGTATTGATCGTGCTAAAATGAGACTGTATGATGTTGAGCAATCTGCTCAGGAAAACATTGTTGATTCTGGTCAAGATTTTATTCCAGAAAGTCCTAAGGATATGTTTGATAAGTTTGCTGGTTTGAAAGTATGAGGGTTCTTGCAATTCAGTATGGCAATCATGATTGTTCTGCCTGCATCTACGATGGTGAGATCAAAAACTATTTCTTAGAGGAAAGATACAGCGGTAAGAAACACGACCTCCATCACTTTGAGATCTACAAGAACCTTCTTCGCGTGAAGGATCCTGTGGATCTCATTGTTTTGTGCTATTTTGGCGACAGGACATTCATGTATGACGGTGGTTTGAAGTATCTTAATATGTTTCTCAAAGCATATAAGAAAAAGCATGGCAAGATACCTAAGGTAATCAAAGATAAACGTCACCATCTTGCACATGCTGCTGGTGCTTACTACAACAGTGGTTTTGACAAGGCATTGGTCATGGTTGTAGATGGTAGTGGGTCTCTGGACAAACTATCTTTTGAAGCAGAATCTATCTACGTTGCTGAGGGACTGAAGTTCAAAGAAATCTACAAGAACTTCATCAAACTATTCCCAGAAAACATGGATTTGCCTACAGAATTGGCACGTCTAAAGAAGTTGCATCCTGATGCTGAGATCCATCGAGAGAGCATGATGGGTCTAGGTTATCTGTATAGTGCAGGTGCCGTCATGATGGGTGAAACTGCCCTCCAGGCAGGCAAAGTTATGGGTATATCGTCTTATGGAAACGACAGTAATCAGACACACATTGTCAAAGACTTGTTCGTTGATGACATGATGTTCCACTGCCGTGAAGTCAACCTATTTTTCTATGGATATGGTCCTGATAACTTCAAAGACATCGCTCAGGAGATCTTCGGTAAGAAGGGTGTGAATGTTTGTGATGAGATTACAAAGGAGAACTATCAACCTTACGCTGACTATGCCAAAGCTGTTCAGAAGGATACACAGAATGTAATTTTACGACTAGTTCGTAAAGTTTTGTCAGAGACTGGCATTAAAAAGCTGTGTTTTACTGGTGGTTATGCTATGAATATTATAACTAATAACCTATTGGTAGAAACTTTTCCAGATGTAGAGTTCTATTTTGAACCCATGGCAACAGATGTTGGCATCTCAGTCGGCACTGCTATGCTACACTGGAGACTAAATACGAAGGATCTCAAACCTAGACCTTTAACCACTACCGCATTTCACGGCTACAACTATGACTTATCCAAGTTCAGAGGACTCGGCGCAGGAAAGGAAGAAGTTGCTAGACTTCTTGCAGAATCAAAAAGCGTCGCAGTATATGATGGATACGCTGAAGCTGGACAGCGAGCATTGGGGAACCGCTCCATCCTCTTCAACCCACTCAATCCGCAAGGGCGGGACATAGTAAATAGAATTAAACGCAGGGAATGGTACAGACCATTTGCTGCATGTGTACTAGAAGAAGATGCACATCTCTACTTTGATATCAAAGTAGCAAGTCGATTCATGACACAGTGCTACAAGGTGACGACAGATCTTATACCTGCTGTCACTCATGTAGACAAAACCTGTAGGGTACAGACTGTTGTAGACGGTCACTTGTATGACATCCTGCAGGAGTTTAAAAAACTGACAGGGCATGGTATACTATTGAATACGAGTTTCAATCTTGCTGGTGACCCACTAGTTGAGACACCACAGCAAGCACTTGACACACTCGCTAACTCTGAGTTAGACTATCTCTGGTTCCCTGAAACACTACAATTATTTTCTTGATATGGCAATTGAATTTTCTCGTTATGAAGAATTCGTAGACGCAGTTACGTCTGATGCTTCAAAAGATTTTGTTTACCTCGCTGACCGTCTTGTCGATCTTGATCGAAAGGGTGCCAATATTGAGCGTCTTCTTACTGCTGGCGTTGGGATTAATGCTGAAGGTGGTGAGTTCCTTGAGATCATTAAGAAGATGGTCTTCCAAGGCAAACCTTTCAACGATGACAATCGAGAACACCTTATTATTGAGTTGGGTGATCTCATGTGGTACGTAGCACAAGCAACCCAAGCACTTGGTATCAGTATGGATGAGGTTCTTGAAACCAACGTCAACAAACTGAAGAAGCGCTATCCTGGTGGTGAGTTTGACATCTACATGTCTGAGAATCGCGCTGCAGACGATCGATGATATGTCTAATTTCCATCAAGTATTCCCCCTGATCGTCTTCGAGAAGAAGATGACAGGGTTTCTTCCTGACCTGTACAAGTCTTTTGATGATCACAAGTTTGACAACAGCGATGGTAGGGTCACTGGAGAACTGAATGGAAAAGTCCTGGTCCATCAGGACAAAAGACTGCATCCCTTTTTCAAACAACTAAGGAATGCAGTCATTGAGTATCTGGAATACTTCTCTATTGACCCACAGGCATTCAACGTCAACTTTACAAAGACGTGGTTTACTATCTGTGATCCTGGTCAGAGTTTTCCATCTCACTATCACTCATGTGCACACCTGAGTTTTGTCTACTACATACAAACACCAGGTGATCCTCTAGTAATCCAGCATCAGAATCCTAACGAGTGGTTCGGTGCTGCTTTTTCTTTTGTCACTGAAAACAAGTGGAACAATGGTAGTGCATACGCTATCACACCTAAGGCAGAGCATCTAGTTATCTTCCCTGGTAAGACAGAGCACTACACAGAACCAGAAGAAAGAAAGCATCAACGCATCTCTCTAGCAGGTGACATCGTACTGACACTTAAAAGAAACAAGTTCAGCAATGAAGCAGGACTTCTCAACCCTGGGTATTGGAAACGGTTCTAAATACCTAGGGAGGTTTTTTGTATGGCAGCTCTCGATTGGTCGCAGTTCAATAAGAGACTACGACCTAACTTAAAAACCTTTTGGCAGATGGTTGTCAACAACCGTCGTTTTGTGCTGCAAAAACCTACTAAAGATTGGGATGGATCTACTAAGTTGACCGAAGGTATTCAGTTAACTGGTATCGCATACGAATCCAAAAAGATTGAAAGGGGCAAACAAGTAAAGGATGATAGAACTTTCTTTTGTAAGAATTATAGTTCTGCTGATGACTTTGCAGATGCAGTGATGCATCGCTTGCCACTTAAAAACCTTGACGGTAAAAAGTTGAAACTCATCTTATATGATGAGAGAACATATGCTTCTTTTGGTGCGTTGTTTAAGTCTAATGATTTTGGTGGTGGTAGCACCAGTCTGGACCTCGGACAACTGAAGTGGGGACACCTTGGATTCTTTGCTGAGAGATGTGGATTTAAACTTCTACCTCCTGGTAAACAGATCGAACTGTATTGGTTGAATGATTTCAACGAATTGGTTAGTAGAGAGCGTGATAGATTGATGAAGAAGGGCGAGGACGTTTGCCTGGACTTTGAGATTGCTGGTGTGACATTGAATAATGTCATCGGTGCTATGGGTGCACCTGACGCAAAGAAAGATCCCAAGGCAGACATTGTATTTGTAACTTGCTCTGGTGGGTGTTTGGAGTATACTGGGTTTGCATCTCTGAAAGATGGAACAGACGTGAAGAACTTCCAGCAGTGGGGTGGTCTTTCTAATTTTAAGAACCATCCTGAGGTTGAGCAGTTTGCTGCTGATCTGAAGCAGATGTATCCCAATGGCATTTCTGCTGCAGGTGGTGGTGTCAACGTCGGTAGAGAGATTGAAGATAGAAATCTCAAGATTGAAGCGATCTACGGACCCAGTTATAGTAGAGGTAATTACAATTCTGAATCTGTACAGTTGGTCATTCAGGGAGCACCACAAAGAATACAACGTCAGGGTGACAAATATAGATTAGTCACTGGATCTACTCACCTCTACAGTGATAGTGCATCTGACCAAAACGAATTGATGTCAGGAGAAACTAGACCAGTATTCATGGCTAGATCTGACACTAAGAGAAATGATCTTGGTGTTCCTGGTACCAGAATATTCATTTATTCTGCTGGTGGTCGTTCAAAGTGGACTTGGATCTGATGGCAAACATAACTCAACTCAAACACTTAGAACACTTAGAAGATGAGATGCTGAACTATGGCGTGGAAGGATGCCATGCAGCAGTCAGATTCATGCAAGAACTTCTCAACATGCTTGGCGAGAAGAAAGGATCGGGTTTCTTGCAAACAAAATGGGATGGTGCTCCGTCCGTTGTTTGCGGCACAGATCCTCAGACAGGAAACTTTTTCGTTGCAAACAAATCTGCATTCAATGTTGGATCTCCGAAGATTGCATTCAACTATGAAGAGGTAGATAACTTATATGGAACTGGTGGTCTTGGAGACACTCTGAAGACTGCCTTGAGATACTTCTCTCAGTTAAAGATTGATGGTGTTGTGCAGGGTGATATCCTGTTTACTGATAAACTGAAGGTAAGAAAAGTAATCGATGGTGTGGAGTACATCACATTTACTGCAAACACTCTGACCTATGCCATTCCAACTAAGCATGAACTGGGACGTAAATGTATTCAGTCAAAGATTGGTATCGTCTTCCACACTCACTATGAGGGAGATAACTTCTCCACTATGAGAGCATTGGCAGGTGCTAATGTTCCTCAGAACAATGATCTGCCTGAGGTATTGTTACTTGAGAATGATACTCCTGTTGCAGATGTTGCTGTAGGACAATCAGTTCTTACCAAGTACAAGATCAATGTCGGTATCATCCACAGAATGTGTGGTATCTGTGGTAAGTTTTTGGATAATCTTGTCTCTAACATGGGCAAGACTGGAGATCTCAAGTTCCATGTTGCATCATATGTAAAACAGTTCTTCAATAGTCAGATTAGAGACCAGAGAAATGTTGACATGGATTCTAGAGTTACCCTTAAAGAGTTGGGTCAGTTCTACTATGACAAGATGCATAAGGAGATTGACAAAGTAAAATCTGACAAAGCAAAAACTAAGAAGCGTGAGTTAATGTACAGTGGTCTCAAATATCTTGAGGACCATGAGCGTGAGTTCCGTGCAATGCTGACGCTATATAGAAAGATCGCAGAGAACAAACAACTTATTGTTGATGAGTTGGATCGTGTAGAAAGTCAGGGTCCAATCAAGTATTTTGTAAAGCAGGAAGGTGGTTATAAAGTAACTAACCCTGAGGGTTATGTACTTCATCTTGATGGTGACATGATTAAACTCGTGAACCGTTTGGAGTTCTCCTATAACAACTTCACTGTAGACAAGCAATGGAAATAGTAGATTATAAATGCTGTCTCTTATACACATCTG